GAGAGTTCTATTACCTGCCATTAGTCCCACTCCTTTAAGATGCGATCAAATGCTTCCTCCCATTGCTTGATCAATTCTGGTTGAATTGCTCGCAATGTAGAGTAAATAAAGTAACCGGAATTACCGTTACCTTTCCTTGGTGTTCGTGTTGGGAATTGCTTGAAACGATTGGAACCAAATTCCATACCGTAAAGCAGATCCAAAGTTGAACCGCCACCACTAAACTTCTGACGAGCAAAGCCGTATGAAAACTCACCGACCTTACTGGATTTACTTATCGAAACTCCATCAGCAATACGACGAGCAGCCACTCCTGAAACCGTACGAGTACCTGCCGTTTTCTTAATCTGTTCAGAAGCATATTGAGCAAGAGCAGATGATTCCTTTTTAGCAGCTTCAACAGCTGCGTCATCCATCGCTTTAAAGGCTTTGATGATTCCGCGCAATTCTTGTTTATCATAACTGATTGGGTCAGTTGCCATTGCGCTCCTCCAAAATCTCCATAGCAGTAAGGATATCCTCAGCGGATGTCCATTCACTCATAGGAATTCGAGTCGCTATCGCTAACTCGATTATGAGTCGGCTGATACTCCCTCGTCGATGGCTTTTGGGCTATCAACCCCGACCTCGACATCAACAACGCTTTCCATCCAAATCTCAAAAGACTTGGTTGGTTTGCCACCGGCTTCTCTTTTGTAAGCACTATGTGCCACATAAAGAATGTCGTGCATACCGGCAAACTCACCAATGGATTTCTTTGTTGCTAATTCCCACTTTACGAAATCAGGTGGATAGGCTACAAACGTAGCCTGATCCCCCGACTGATAAGTAATTGTTATTGACTTTTTCATCTTTGCTCCCGATTGTTAGATTTTAGCTGAATGTGTCTGCTGGAGTTCCCACGACTGTGAGAGTCCAAGAATCAGTCTGTGCTCCTGGTGCTCCACCGCCTACGGATGGAAATACAGGAAGTACGTTGCAAGCAAATACTGCACCAGTTACAGCAGTTAGTGAAACTGCAAGAGTTGTATTTGGATTAGCATCAGCTGCTGACCACATTGCTTCAAATAGTGATCCAGTTGCGCCCCAGTCTGCTAGCAACTCAACTGATAGTTCCCATTGGTCATCTGTGTGCTTGTAAGCCTTGCCATCTAGTGTCTGATAGACATCGATGGTTGGTGTGTTTGTGAGTGTGACGCTAGTTGTCTGGGCATCGTAATTTACCGTTGCAATGGTCAGGACTAGGTCGCGCCCCGTGATTACGGTTGTTGGCATGATTTCTCCTTATGCTGTCTGCGTGTACCATGTGGACACGCGTATATCTGCGACCAGCAATGTGCTAGCGCCTACTGTTGTTACTGTTGGTCGTTCAACTGCCTGGACTTCATATCCATTTGGTATAACCGCCACAACACTTGTTATTAATTGCTCAATATTATCGAGTGATGCTGGATTGCTGTTGTAAGCAACGCAGCAAGTAATCGTCATATTGATCTTGCATCGAAAGGTTCCCTTGCCGATTGTCTCAAACTCCAAATACGGAGAATCCGGAACGAGAACAACAGCAGGAGCCGGGATTGACTCAGGGACGTAACTAAATACGTTTGCTGAAACCCCAGATAACGCTGTGGCAAGAGGAGTACGAACAGCCGAGAGAATTGTGCTTGGCATTACTGAGCCATTGTCTCGACATCGATGTATGGACCAAGTAAGCCCACGACACGGTTAAACAAGCTGCGTCCCATACGATAAGGAGAAGGAGCAAAATCTACGCCTTCGATCTGTCCGCCTGGAGCAGTACGAGATTGGAATACTTCAACTGAAACTACAAGGATTGCTGATTCGACCGCTGCAACTCCAACATAAGTCGAAGCGCCTGTAAGTGTTGCGGATCCGCTAGGAATGACATTTCGTTCGAGAACATCGGCATTAGTGATGTTTGCTGTAAATGTGTACGCATCGACATCAGCATTGACTGTTCGAGTGCCGTTAAATGGTGTTCCGCATCCAGCGATGACAACTGATTGTCCCTCGGTAAATTCATGGATTCCTACTGTCTGAAAGGTTGCGACATTATCAGTCAGCGAAACCTTTTCAACTGGTGCTGCAAAAGTTGTAAGCAGAGGCAAGATAACCGCCTCAGATGTGTCGATGATGTCATCGAGATAAGCATCATTGTAAAGAGCAGACGAAACACCAAGCACAGTTCTCAACTGTGTAGCTGTGATAATACTTGGCATTTCGTCCTCTCTAAACAACTGCCGGGGAGATCGGGAGCAACCCCCCCGGCATGATTAATTAAGCGTTCTGGTTAAGTGTGAACGCACCGCCAGCAGTCAAAGTAACTGCTGAGCCATAGCCGTAGTAACCAACTTCAACCTGACCTGTACCAACAATGTTAGTACGGAGTTGTAGTGGTCCGGCACCTTCGTACCATGTAAACGCTTCGCGGTTTACCATGATGATTGAATCATCGCCTGTACCTGTGATGTATGGATCTACATATACTGGAAGTCCCATTACTGAACCAACAGCATTGCCTGGCTCTACTACGCCAAGACCATTCTCAGAGTTTCCAGCTACGTTAAATAGTGGACGCTTGTTTCCATCTGTCAAAGCGATAAGTGCGCTCCATTGTGCAGGAGTTACAATAATTCCTGTTGGGAAGCGTTGTGTTGCTGCATAGATTGAAGCAGCACCGCGTGAAATAAATCCAGCGAACTCATCTCCATCGAATGGAAGTGTGATTACTGTTGAGTCAAGTGTTCCAGCCTGTAGTGCTGTAACCATTGCTGTGTCTGTTGCCTTTGCATAAGCGTTTGCCATCAAACGTACAAGCTCATCGAAGAAGGCAGGCGATGTGCGGTCGAGGACCTCAACATCGAATTTTTGCATCCCGGCATACTTGGCGACTGAGCATGAAACATATTCGATTTCAGTCTGAGTATCTGAGAACGCACCCTTTTCAGCAGCAGCAGCTACTGTTGGAGCAGTCTTTACGCGAGGGATTTCAAAAGTCATTCCAGCAGCAGGCAATACAGCAGTACGAACCGCTGAGATTGCTGGGCGGATGTTTGTAGTCTTTGGATCCCAAATTGTTGTGAACTGTGGAGTTGGCACAAGACCAGCGACCTCAGTTGTTGTTGTATCTGATGCAGCAGCAACATATAACTTAGATGTCTCATCGCCTAGGTTTGCGCGAACTGAGTGCTCCAAGAATGATCCTGCTGAGACGATAGGGGTACGGACACGCTGTGAGTTAAGCGGATGTGATGTCGCCTTAACTTCAGCCTTAGCAGCTTCAACCGTCTCGGTTGATACTGCCTCTGAAACGGTTTCTGACACTAGGTCATCTCCTTCGGTCTTAGGATCCTCGATCTGAGGCTCCGGGTTTGATTCGGTTGCAGCTGTGCCAGGGTTCTCGGCTGCTGCTACCTTTTCCACTTCTGCACCTGGGATTGCTCCATCAGTTACAAGTGAAACTTCAATTAAGTTAGATGCAGAAATAGCCATTACGCCGTCCTTGTTTTCCCATGCATCAACTTCTACACCAACGCTAAAATCTGAACGAAGTCCAGTTGCAGCCTCCTCTAAAGCATCGTTACCAGCGTTTGTCTTAGCGATACGAAATGAAGCTGTGATGCCTGTATCGTCTTGAGACCACTCAACGAGTTTGCCTAGAGGTTTGGTTTTGTTGTGTTCTAAAACTAATTTTGTATTCTTGCCAAAGTTAATTGAGTTAGGCAAAAACTTTGTGCGACCCGCTGAGGTGTTACCTTCTGCGTCCCATTGCACAATACGACCTGCGATGATGCGTGATTCTGCATCCGATGCAGTAATGCTAACTGGCATTGTTATTTTCATGATAACAAGTCCTCCTGTTGTCTGATTTCATCAACGCTCATCGCGCCAATTCTGTTTAGGATCTCGTAAACCTGTGCGCGCTCTAAAGGATTGCCACGCAAGAAATCATCTAGTGCATAGCGCACTTCGTTGCCTTGACCCACGAAATCCGGCATGGATAGACGTTGTTCGATTGCAGTCAAGATTGGACGCAATGAGAAATCAACCAAAGAACGACGCTCTGAAATTGCATTTGAGTAAGTCATCGAGGTTGTTTCAGCAGATGCAAAGTAAGCCGGTAATCCAGCAGCTCTACACAATTCCAAAGCGACATATTGACGCGCTTCGTTTAGTTGTAGTTTGTTTGGATCAATTCCCATAGCCTGCAATTCAACATCGGCATTTAAAAATGCGGTAGATCGAGTTGTGCGGGCTACGCGCCAGGCTTCAAGCAATTTGCCAATACGCTCGCTAGTAAGATTTGTTCCGTTTGACTTTAGAACCATCATTGGTACAGGTTCTTTAGCAAAAGCCTCTGATGCGTTTTCTAATGCAACTGCCGCTCTAATTGTGCGACCTGCGCGGGATAAGAATCCTTCGTCTAAACCGTTAAAGACAACAAGTGATAAAACGCCCATTGATGGAACAGCAACACCATCAACCATGTAACCGACAATCTCGGTTTGGTTTGCGTTTGTGTTAAAAGTGACGCGATCTGTTGAAACGCGTGTCCAGTCTTGCACTCGTCCATCGGCATACATTGACAGTACTTGTCCATACGCCACGCCGTGAAATAGTAAATCCTCAGCGATGTAAGAATAGATAGATGATCCGGGAACGCGTGAATCTGGTTGGTTAATTACGCGGTTGGGTTCAACTCGTACCCCGGAAGATTTGATTCTCTGCTCTAGTGGCAAAGATGCAACGGTCGAGCAAATGATATTGCGCGCTCTTGCAATAGTTGGTACTGCCATCGCTTGCTGGCGATTTGCAGATGCCAAAGGATAGAAATAGTTTTGAACTGAATTATTAAAAGGTGCTGGAGTCGCAGCTGCATCAACCGTCAAGGTCTGAGGTTGAGGAGCCTTTGCGAATAAGTCTCTGATAGCCATTAGCACAAAATTATAGCATAATCAACCCAACACGATGTCCACTTCTGAGTCAGGTCGTGTCGCAAAGTGAGACACCATTGCCATTCCAACTGTGGCGCAAATTGTGGCACCTGAAGCTTTTCGTCCAAGGTACCAACCACCGTCTTTAAATGGAAGTTTGACTGCGGATAAGACTTGCTTGTTTAACTCAGCTTGATTTGTGTGAACCAAACGCTGGGAGGTAATAGCCGACAACATTTCATCGCATGCCTGCCCATAAATGGCTCCATCGATGGCAGTTGTTGGAATACCTGCCGGAATCAATCGAGAAGCAACTGCACCAGCCGTTTGACGACTATAAGCGACCGTCTCCACGCTATATCGCTTAGTCCAAACGGCGATACTGTTCGCTAGGTCTTTATCATCAATCGAAACTGGATTCGAATACGTTTCCAGTAATACAACACAGAACTTGTCCCCAACAAGTCGCTGTGCTGCAACTAATGCAGCTGCTTTTCGATCTGGGCTCAGATCAATAGCCATCCAAGTTGGTTGCTCCCGATCCAAAGCGAGCGTACCCTCAGACGCGCACTCTGTCCAACTTGACGGATTGATGGCTGGGTTGATCTGGCTTACCCATTGACACAACATCTCAGTACGGATGATGGATTCATCGTCTGACATTGCTGCTTTCAAATTGTCTATGTGAATTGTGTATCCTAAAGATGGATTGGCTGATTGCCAGCCTTTCATGTCGTCAATCGCGCACCCTGGCTCAGCAGACCATTCAAACCAACCGATTGGATCATCTGCACCAGCAGCAGCTGCTAAACCGCGTTCTCTCATGCGGTTAAGAATTACAGAATGTTGATCCCCTGCGTTCGAGTACATAATTGCCATGGGATTTTTAGAACTCATCTGAGTAAAACGAAGCGATGCCCAAACTTCGTCGTCTTTGTATTCACGCACCTCATCAAGATGAATTACATCCGGCGCTGCAATTCCGCGCGATGCCGAGTTATTGGCTCTAACCAGGTATCGAGTGCCGTCATTGAGTTTGATCTCCTGGCTTCCCTTGGTTTCGTATTTTTTAACAAACCGAGTCACAAGTTGTTCATTGTGTTGGATGATTTCATCGATTTTCCAAAAGATTTCAGATGATGTAGTTAGTTTGTGAGCTGTATGAATCTGCAAACGCTCACCCCAGAGGAACATTCCAGCCAGAATACGGAGCATCATGAACGTACTTTTGCCATTTTGTCTCGACAGAATCACCCCAATCTCAGAGTGATACCACCTCCCATCAGGCTTTACGCGGTGCATTTCCATAGCCAGAAGTTTCTGCCAAGGGAGCAGTTTGAACTGCTCACCGGTCGCTGGATCGACCAAAGTCTCCACGAAGTCGATCATTTCCTGTCCGCGGGAAGGTAAATCGACCGGTTTTGACCTAATACGGGGTTCTGTCGCCCCTAGGTAAGCCGTAGGAGGCTGTTCTAAGCCGTTTTGAGGGTTTGTAGTCATATCTAGTCGTTAGTCTCCTGATAGTGGCTTATTGAGCCGTTTTTGGGGGCAAAAGATCCAA